CAGCACGATGGTCATACACTGAGGCGAGTTCTTGATCTGACCAGCCAACAGATTTTGCGTATTCACGGATTTCTTTCCGAATCGCATCACCTTTTGGCGTAGCCAGTTCTGGGATAACAGACGCGAGCTTTTCAGATTCAGACTTGAGGTGGTTTTGAAGTTGCTGCTGTTGCTCCGCTTGTTGCTGTTGGGCAATGCGTTGCTGTTCAGCACGAACAACTGCTAACTGCTTCTCACGCTGGCTCTGTTCTGCTACCTTAACGGCATAACCGATAGGGTCTGTTTCTTTCAGAACTTCCAAATCCTCACCCTTATTCTGTTGGCTCAAGAAGCTATCGAGTGCCTTCAGTTTCTGGGCGTAGGCCATACGCTCTTGTTTAACTTGCTCAAGATGTTCACGCTCGGCTTCAATAGCCTTACGCTGTTCAGCAAGAGCCTGAGATTTTTGTGTGTAATCCTTGCTGCGCTGATAGCCGTTGATAAGTTCGTCAAGTTCTACCTCGACTTCCTCACCACCGACTTTTGCCTTGTATCGGGGTTTTACTTCCTCTACAGACTCTGATTCGTCTGAATACTCAGCTTCTTCAGATTCAGCTTCGCCACTTGCTTCTTGTTCAATTTGTTCTTCAGGTTGGCCTTCATCGGCTCCATCGTTACCCATCAAACCCAGAAACGCGTTAGCGGCTTGGTTTACGTTCAGGCTTTCACTCCCCGAGGGGTTGGTGTTTTCCATGTGTTATCTCAGTTTTCGCTGGAGACCGTCCAGACAGCGGGTGAGTTTCCTCACAGAATCTTCCACTTTTTATCCTGAATCTTGGTCTCTGCGGCTATGCCTTGCAGGTGTCCCAAGAACAGATCAAGCGTCTTAATGTGGCTGTAAGCGGCTTCACGCTCCTCAACCTCATCTCGATTTGTGTTAATTATCACACTAATCTGCTGATTTTTCAAATCATCCATGACTTTCTTGAAAAAGTCGTCATTCAGGAGGTTGTTTGCCCACTGTGCTTGAAGTTTTTTATCCATACTGGCTTTGTATTCCTGCAATGATGCTATTCAGTGTTACTGGCGATCCATCAAGATTGCCAATGGTGTCATCCATGCCAACATTTGAGCTGGTTTGGAACTGCTGAAGAATATCAGGCACAGAGAAAGACTGATCTGGCATTTGGTACTGCTGTTGCACAAAAGGAACAGACTGGTAGTTCAGTGTGTTGATTACATCACTCAGGCTGTAAAACGATGGCGCAGCCGCTTGTGGTTGTCGTGCGAACTGCGTACCAGCCAGCATTTCAGGCGAACCAAAGTCAATTGGTGCTGATGGCGTAAATGCCATGTTGTATTCAGGTGATTTCCAATCCTCTGGAATCGGAACAATAGCAAAGCCAGAAGCCGCACCATCACCTCTTGACTGGTCATAAGCCTGTTTTGTCAAAGCAGCCAAAGCGTAAGGCGTTAAGGCTTTTGCAATATCAAGGCCAGCCAGTTTCCTGTTCAATTCTTCTTCATTGGTGCTTTGCAGTTCACTCAATGAAAGCTGAACATCAACGACAGGTTTATTGATAAACGATTCTGGATCACCGAGCGATGCCACATAAGAGTTGGGAACAAATCCACCCTCTGTAATGTAGCCATCCGTTGTTTTGATAACGATGCCTTGACCACCGCCCATTGAGTCCATGTTTGGCGTATTTGGCATTTGCAAGCCAAGGCCATCAAGCAATTCACCTAGCGAATAATCAAACGATCCGACTTGATATTCAGTGTCAATTGGGGCAACAGCCAGACCCGGAGCGCCAGAAGTACCACTGCCCAAAGAGTAATCAGGGGTGAATGTTGTGTCGCCAATCTGAAACGATGCAGGGTTTAAGTCTGCAAAGTCACTCATGTCAGGAGGCAAATCACTGTATTCGCCATAACCTCCTGGAAGATTGTTTAGATATTCATCAGCGGCTGCAAGTCTTGCTTCATTGATCCCTGCGCCGATGCCACCAAGCAACCCACTTCTTAAAACGTCTTCAGCATCACCACCAGAAACCAACGCTTCGGCTGCACTACCAGCAGCAGAACCAGCAATCTGGCTACCAGTCGCCTCAGCCACCGTACTTCCTACGGCATTGGCAATAGTGCCCCCAACATACGTTGTGACACCGCCTTTTACTGCGGATTCAAGAACATCACTTACGTCACCGCCTTGAATGGCTGTCATGCCACCAGCAACAATCCCTGTGCCAATGGCAGTAGCGGCCAAAGTGCTAACAGTACCCAAACCAACAGCGGCAGCGGCAGCAGTGCCAATAGCAGCAGAAGCACCAGAAACAGCGGCAATTATTGGGACTGCTGGCATTTAAAACTCCATGATGTAAACATTGACAGATTTACCGTCAACTTCTGCTTGTTTCTTTTGAACAGGCAAACCAGTCATCTTTGCCAGCCTGTCAAACTTGTTGTCTTCACTGTAGGTATAAGCAACCTTGACTTTGATGTTTTTAAGATAGTTCACCAAATCAACAAAGTTTTTAGCCATGTTTCTGGGGCTTGGCTCAGTGCCAATCGTGTGAACTTCAACAACACCTTCCCCACGAACCAACACAAGAAACAGAACATTGCCCAAGTGAACCAGCTTTGCGCCGTCTTCTTGAATCAAGGTTGCCAGCTTGCCCATCGCCTCATCAGCGGCCTCTTGAGAGCCTAACTCTTGCAAGAAATACTGGTTAGCAATTCTGACAACTTCTTGCTGTTCTGCTTGGTCAATCATCCTGGAATCTCCACGTTAGAAGTGATGCCAGCACCGACCTTCATGGCTTTAAGCTGTGCCTCTGCTTGGAACTCTTGCTCTTTCATGGCAAAGTGCATATTCATCTTCTCACGCTCAATCTGAAGTTTTGAGGCTTCTTTCTCGCGCATCAGTTGAATTTCGGCAGCGGCCTTGTCACGCTGGAGTTGCAGCTCAAGTGCGGCTTTCTGGCGCTCAAACTCCAGATCAGCTTCCATCTTAGCCTGTTGCATTTGCATATCGGCTTGGAATTTGGCTTGCTGCCCTTGAATCTCTGCCTGTGTCCTTGCCATTAGTGCCTGAACCTCTGGAGGCATTTGTGGCTCTTGTGGTGCAGGGTTAGACAGTTGCTGGTCTTGCTCAGGTGTAATCGGCTTGAAGAACTCAGCAGAATCCTTGAAGCCAGCAGCCTCAACCATGCGACCAAGAGAAGCACGATACTGACCAAACGAGACAAACGGGTTAGCGGGGCCGAACTGACCCAACATTTGCTCTTGCTTTGCCAACACCATTTGCAGCATTGCCATTTGCTGGTCACGGTTGCCGTTACCCAGACCGACATTCACTGTCAGGTCATACTTGTTGGCCCAAGTGCGGGGGTCAATAGCAACGTAAGTGCCACGCAAGCGGATGATTCGCTCTTTCTGCTGGTACTTAGTAACCAGGTGCAAGATGCCATAGAACAGGTCACGGACACCAGTATCAGCAAAGATACGGGCAATCATTTCAATCTTTCCGGCTCCGGCTTGCTGCATCGAGGCCACGGCTGCGGCTGTCACGTTCTGCAAGATAGAAGCGTCAAGGCCTTGGCTTGCGTCAGTCACGCCAGTGCGCTTAGATTGGACTCGATCCAAGTATTCCAGCATCGGGAACGATTGTTGAGCCACGTTCTGAACTGTCAACTGAGTAACAGCACCTTGCGTCTTTGCCCGAATCACGCCACCAGCAGTAGAGGTCAGCAGGTCATCCAGGTTAACTTGTCCTTCAACAGCCACCACACGAGCGTTGTTGGTCAGGTACAGGTTATCCAGCATTTGACGGGTAACAGTGGTCTTAATCAGTTGCAGGTCAACAGTGCGATCTGCCAGTGAGTTGCCAAAGAACTTGTGCGGAATTGGAATTGGGCAGACTGAGTAGAACGGAACATAGTCCGCTTCTTCATTGCTCAGAATCTCGTTGCTCGCGTAGAAGACTTGGCGCAGTTCAGCGATACCGTCTTCATCCTCATCCACACGGACGTAGCACTCAAAGACTTCAATCTCTTGCATTGCCCAGTCTTCTGCCTGAGTGTCATACGGCTGCTCACCGGGGCTAAAACGTGCAACTCGTTCAGGCGTGTAGGCCAGAGCATCACCAGAAGCCAAGCCGTTAACGATTTCCTCATCAAAGCCCATTGCCACCAAGTCGCTGCGGGTAATCATCCGGCGGTGTGCAACAAAAGGTGATGTTTCAATCTTCACACCACGCTTGGAAATCAAGAACTCCTCTGGAGGCACGTTCTCAACGACAACCTTCCCAGACTTTGTGCGCTTGCTCACCTTAACATCATGAACACCAAACATGGCTTGTGTACCGTCTTCATTGAAAACAGGCATACCCATTGGGTCAAGAATAGGGAATTCCTGAGTATCTTGCTCAACAATTTCAAGGTCTTTGTCTTGCATCATCAAGGCAAGTTCGTCATCAGACAGACCCTGATAAGTCTCCTTGGTAACGTCTTCCTTGTCTTCCCAGTACGCCTTAACGATGCCGTTCTTTTGAAGCAAGGCATCTTTAAACCAGTCGTGCATGATTATCACGCCGGGGTTGTCGTTCAGGAAAATATAGTTCAGGTAGTCTGTGACTTGTTTAGCGCCAGCCTCATCGCCGGGGCCAGTTGGGTTTGCCACCACAACCTCGTCAGAACTTGCAAAGATTCGCATCAATGCTGGCATTGCGCCATCAATGGCTTCTGCTACCTCACCAGTAACGATCGAAGATTTGCCTTCGACCTCGTTCCCGTAAGGTTGGCGCAAGTAGGCTTGGAGTGCTTGCTTGCGCTGCTCTACGGTTTCGCTCTCAATGAAACCGATGGAGTTGTCGATTTCAGCCTGGAGGATCGCTTTTAAGTTCATTTGACACCTTTGGAGGTCGCCCGACCTTTGGGCGTTCCTGTGATTGTAATGCCTTTACCACATTTTCAAGCATTTCAATACGCTTTTCAAGATCGTCAATACGTTTTGCGCTTGCCAAGTCGCCTTGTCTCATCATGAACATTTAGACCACCCATTTCGGAATTACGTTAATAGACTTGCCCCAAGAACCAGTGTTTTCATCGAGTGCTACGGCAACATATCGCCAAGCATCGGCAGCGTGTGAGTGCTGGTCATGCAATGGCTTATTGGAGAACATCTTAGTGTTTGGGTCAACGTCATAGCGGTAATGACGCAGGTTCTGGAGGCCATCAGCGCAGCGAGTCTCGTCAATGAAACACCTGTTCATCAGTGTTCGAGCCGCATTGATACCGTCAGCAACCGACAGTTTTGGTGTGATTCTGATGGGTTTGCCCATGCCTTCAAGAATGTCCTTAACCGATTTCCCGGTCATATTCTTGTTCTCAGCATCGTGCGGAAGCCACCAATCTTTGTAGATATAGCCCTTGTCCTGCAAAACCTGAGCGTAATGGTCGATGGTTTTTTGGCAGTTTTGGTAGAAATCAATCACCCTGATCTCGCCACCAGCAATCACCTGGACGAACCAAATCGAGGTCATGTCTGCCCATCCCAAGTCCCAGAAGGTTTGAACAGGGATGTTCTTGTCAATAATTAACTCACGGATGCGGCCCTCTTCCTGAGCCTTACGCAGTTCATTGGCGTACACAGCACCATCCAGCATTTGACGGGTGTGGCCCTCCCAGACGTTTAGGTAAGCATCCACGTTCTTGGCCTTCAGGTCTTCCAGCTCGTCTTTCAGGACTTGAGGGAACCACGGGTTATCCGACCAGTTCATCTTGACGATCTTGGCGGTTGCTGGAGGGTTGACCACAAACCGCTTATAAGTCTCGTCAGTGTCAAGATCAGGGTTAAACGTCACCCATATCTCAGAATCAGGCTTACGGATTGTTGGAATCAGTGTCTCCCATGAGACTTTGGATACCGCTTGGCCTTCTTCAATCCAGCAAATGTCCACGCCCTCGAAAGACCTGATTGAGGTGACGTTTTGCTTTAGACCCGCAAAACTGAACTCAGACCCGTTCTTTCCGTAGATAGCTGTGCGCTGTACGTCAAAGAAAGACTCAAGCCCCATAGCCTTGATCTGGTCGCCCAATAGAGCAATCACAGAGTCGGAGATACTGTTCTGCAACTCACGGGCGCACAAGATACGGGTTTGCTTCTGGACTGCAATGGCAATCAAAGCACGAGCAACCGACCAAGACTTGGCAGACCCTCGCCCACCATAAAGAATCTTGTATCGGTGCGGCTCAAACAGGAAACCCAATTTCTCGGGAAAGTCCAGTTCAAGATTCATTCGGCTTGACCAGTTTGATTTGGATTGCCTGAATATCTACAGGGCCACCGTCTTCACCAGTAACCTCAGTACGATTCAGCTTAGGTGTGGCGTATTCAGCCATTTGAGCCAGCAAAGTCAGAGCAGCCCTTGGGTCAGGCTTCAGCTCTTTTGCTGTGTCTCCCTCTGCAACTTGTTTTAGCCATTTAGAGACGTTTTCAGCGTTATCCTCTAGTAGCCTAGTCACTGTCTCTCTAAACGTCTTGGTGGCCTTATTAACGCTTCCCGGTGGCCTTCCCCTGCCACGGTTGGTTAAATTCTCAGATTTTCCGGCCTGTAAATTATTCATCTTGGTTTGACTCCCGTAGGTTGGTCAAGGTTAGTGCAGACTTACATCTGCGGGTTAATCTAGCAATCCACCATTGCGTCTGAGGATTGTAAGCAAATCTTCGTTGCCGGGGAAGATAACAAAGTTTGTTGGCATATCTTCTCTGCCGCCCTGAAAGTGTCTTATGCCAGGGATTCCAGCTTGCCGCATCATTTCAGCGCCTTCTGGCCTCTTTGCTCCCATTGCGGCAATCAAATCACCTCCAAGATGGTCTGGATCAGTCAATCCGTACTGCTTTGCAAGTGCTTGTATTTCTGGGGATTGATCTTTTAGAGGGCGATCAAAATCCAGCATCTTGGCAATTTGTTCGTCAGGAAGGTCGATTTCGTACATAAATGAAGGAGGTACATTTTTCCCTTCATACTCAGAAATTCTCTTAATCAAGCCTTCTGGATCAGAAAAAGCCTCTGGCCTTCTTTGGATCAACTCGGCAAGTTTTGCCGTATCACCACCAGTGAATTGCTTTGCGTTCATCATAATGAGCGCATCTTTTGTGACTTGATCTGAGGTTTCTTTTGATGTAACCCTCATCCTTTTTGATGGGTTTTCAGCCATTTCCTTGTAGGAAGTTGCAATGGCAGGTGACTCGGTTACGTAATGTCCATATCCATACTGCTGCGAACCCTCACCAGAACCGATCTTTGTGCGGTCAAAGCGATTGAACTTAGCAGGGCTACCGTGAAACACTGTCAAACCCATAGGGTTGTACGCATCAGCCATCAGACCAGCCAAACGCTGCGTTGCAGGCCCGTAGTTCACGCCTTCCCTTGCGGCTGCGGCTGTCATTTCGTTGAGGTTACGCGCTCTGTCGTTCAGGTTTCCGACCATTTGCTGTGCGCTCAATACTGGATTACCGAGCAAATCGCGCAGTTTTCTCTTGGCTACGTTGCCAGCACTAAAAACATCACCAAGCAATCCAGCCATGATTTACCTCACCACTTAACCTTATTTGCCCAGAAAGCTGCGCTCATCTTGCCCTTGGCGATGTTTTCTGCGTGTCTAGCCTTAAATGCCTCGTTGCGCTTAGAGCCATCAGGCGAACCCTTCACGCCTTGTTGACCAAAGCGGATCAGCTTCACATCGTCACCAGACTTTGCCAACACAGCATGGCTCTTTGTCGGGTGGTTTGGAGTGCGTTTGGGCTTGTTGTAGCCCGAAAATGACTCTGTGCCGCGCTTAATCATTTTTTGGCAGTCTTGGCAGCAGCTTTGAAGGCGGCAGCAGTCGGGGCGCCTTTTGAGCCTGGTTTACGCATCTTTTCTGGAGTTTTTCCAGCAGCCTTCTGCTTTTCAATGCGTTCACGTTTGGCATGAATGTTGGCATACAAGCCTTTCATTTCTTGCCCCTGTTGGTTGCTGTACGGCTACCGCGCTTGGGCATAGACCTAGCCTCGCTCATGGCAATGGCAATGGCCTGATCCCGGCTTTTGACCTTTTGACCAGAGGAAGACTTCAGAGAGCCTTCCTTATATTCACCCATGACTTTGCCAATTTTCTTGGCTGATTTACTCAGATTCATCTTCGCTCTCCTCAGTTACGGGGCCACCAACAATCCAAGCGGCACAAGTACGCTTGGCAGCACATTTGAAGTGGAACATATCGCAATAACCGAGGTCGCCAGCATCAATGACTTCCCAAGCATCAGGCTCACCCAAGCCCTTTTCGATGCAGTCCATCATGGATTCGGTCTGGATAAAGGCAGCGCAGTTCCCACAGAGAGACTTTTTGGCCTGACCCGGAGCAAGTCGCCACCCGTTAGCCAGCTTGCGCCAGTAATCTGTGTTTGGCTCGTTAGGGTTCATTGGGCCGTAGCTGGCCTTGTCAATCGCCTTTTGACGATTCTTCAGGTTTTCTTCTACGTCTTGAGTTGCCAGAGGACAGGCTTCGCCTTCTTCCTCTTGGCTCTTTATCTCAATTTCAATCTCGACCTTCGGCGCAAGTAGTCCACCCATAACATTCTCCAGTTTTCCAGATTTTAGCACCCTACCACACTTTTTACCAGTTGTGAACTAGGGTAAGTCCCTATGGATAACTTTGTGTATATCTAGACAATAGAGCTATCAACAACGCAACGGAGTAACAAAATGACACGTTACACAGACCGCACAATCCGCGCATCAGGCCAGTGGATCAAGATCACTCGGGATAACAAGGAGCGCACATTTACCTTTGCTCGTGGTTACGAAAACGAACTCCAAGCGCACGAAATTCAAACATTGCCTTTCAAATGGGTCGCAAACTGGACAGAAGCCACAGATAAAGCAAACCGCACAATCGCCACATACGCTTAATCAACCGGGGCTTCGGCCCCATCTAAGGAGTCTCACCCATGAAAAAATCTCTCAGCGAATCCATCAAAGACGTTTTGTTTGCCACAGTTCTCGGCCTCATACTGGCTGCATTTGCTCTGGAATGGTTTGATATTTTGAGGTTTTGATAGGTCTTGCCTTCATGCTTCTGACCTGCTTATTCATATAGGCAGTCATTTCCTCTAGTTCTTTGACTGTGCTTTGCTCCAGTTGGGCATCGTGAATCTCCATTGCGAGGTTCACGGCTTGCATTTCAGGCCCACGGAATAAAAACTTATCTGTCTCCAGACCACGGCAAGCCATGTCATAGATAGCGTCTTGACCTTGCTTGATCTCTGGCAACCAGTCTTTCCCCTTCCCGTGAATGGCATAAGCCTCTGTCATATTCATGGCAGCGATCAGAACGTCTAGTTGGTCGCGGTTTCCCCTGCCTTGAACCACCTCTGTCAGTGCTGAATGATTCTTGGCCTTCAGTACGGTTAGAGCATCACCTACCTGAGAAATCGGTTTTAGACCCGCTAAGACCCAATTCAATGCGTCCAGGCGCACTCCTCTTGGCTTGTAATTGCTTTTCTTCCTCACGCCTTATCCTTTTTCCACAGTGCGTAGCCAACCAGTAATCCATGCACCCAAGTGATGCCAAGCATTAGCCATGTGTCAGGGTCTATTTCTCGCATTTCTGATTCCTTATCCATGCTGCCCAACTTGCACAAGTGTCAACGCCAAATGCGCCCTTGAAGTCTTGTTCGATCTTGGTGGCGATCTCGTCCAGCGTTGCGTTGCGCTGTTCAGCACGAACAAGCTCGGCAAAGCGTTCAAGGCATCTCCATGATCCACCACAAGTGCAGTCTCGTATGCCAGCCTCCCTCGCCATTTCAATTACGGTCTTCATGTGTTCTTCTCCAACAGGCTCTTGACCTGCTCGTACACATCGTTTCTCACGTAGTTGTCAGCTTCTCGTTTGTCCCATCCTGCAAAGCGCATCTCAGCTTCGCAACATTGCAACAACTCATACATTTGACGCAAGCAGTCCGCAGACTTTCCGTGCAAGGGCCACTGCATTGTTTTTTCCAACATGGCGGCAAGGCGTAGAGGCTTTGGTAGCTTACTCACGCGCATCAGTTCTGCGGCATCTTCTTCGGTTGCGTATTTATCAGTCATTGGTTTCTCTCTTTCAATTTTTCTTGCGCCCATAAAACAGCGCGTTTATACATTTCAGGGTTGTAAAAGTTGATTGCTCTTGCTTCAATCTCCTCATCCGTCAGCCCAACCCACGGCTTGCTTGCTGGGGATGTGTAGAGCATGGACTGATCGGCTGGCTTGTTGAACCACATAACCTGACCGCGCCCATAGGCTTCCTCTTGCAGTTGACCAACAGGCTCCTGCTGCTGTGCTGGCTGCTCTGCCAGTGCCTTCATTGCATCCAGCGCGGGATTTGCGAGTTCAGCGGCTTTATCACCCAACAGCCAAAGTTTTTGCAGTTGTTCGTGAATTAGATTCATTGCTTCTTTGTTCATGTGTTCTCCTTGATGCCGTGGGCGGCTTCGATGGCTCGGGCAATGTCAATTCTGTAATCGCCACCACGGATGTACAGGCACGGGTCAGAAGTGATTTTTACAATTGCCTCATCCGTCAGCGGCTTGCGCTGTGCTGGCTGCGGGGTGGTGCATGGAAGCGGCACAACTTGAAACCACTTGCTCGATTGGCGAGGTGGTTTGTAATCAGCAATCTTCCAAATACCCCACTTGCCGTGTTGCCCATCATCAGGGTCAAACGCTCTCCATGCCCACGCCACCGGCTCCTGCTTTGCCAGCGGAGCGTTCAGTGCTTCTGTTTGTTTGGTCATGCTTCAATCCTTTGAGGCTTCTCACCAATTACTTTGGCTGTTGCTCTTAGTTCTTCGAGTCTGTCCATTGCGTGCACCCAATCCACTGCATAAAACTCAAACTGAAACGTGCCCTCTTGTGTGTAGTATTCAACCAAGAAGGGCGACCACTTCACGCCGTTGATGATTACTTCTTTCATGTGTTCTCCTTGATGCCGTGGGCGGCTAAAACTTTCCGAACGTGCGCCTCCAGTGATTGATGTGCTGTGTCAACCTCAACGTAACGGCTCCAGTATTCAAGGTCTTCGACAAGGGCTTCATACTCATCATCCGTCAGCGGCTTGCGCTGGGGTGGCTGCTTTGCCAGTGCTTCGCGGATGGCGGTGATGGCCTTGTTTGTTTGTTGGTAATGGTCTCGGTCTTCTGCTTTCCAGTAACCAGAATCACCAAAATCAGCCAACGATTTCCACTCATCGTTGTTTAACTCCAACGCCTCCAGCGCCAGCTTCATTGCTTCTTTGCTCATGCCAGCCTCCACATAAAAGCCAGTATCTGTACCAACCAATACAGAACAGCAGCAGACAAAAACAATGAAGCCAATACAGACAACATCAGCAAGATCAGTTCTTTTTTGTCAATATCCATTTGCTATCTCCCATCCACGCTCCCAAAAGCCTTTCTCGGCTTCCATCTCAAGTTCTGCAATCTGCTCTTTGGTCAGAATAGGCGTTACGTCTTGGCACTCGTAGAAAACGCCATGAAAACTTGGGTAAAAACCATCATCGTCTTCTTTCACGGTAAGCCATACCGATACGACAGCGCCGTTCAGTGTTGTGGTGTATTCAAAATCTGTCATGGACACTCCTTAGTTGATGGCTTAATTGTCTAGCAGACTTTTACGTTTGTGTATCAGTGAAAACCCTTAGGTAGTGGCACATCGTCAGGCCATAGGCCACGCAGTCTTAGGATAGTTACCGTCAGCCTGTGTGCGTCTTCCCACATTTCCATGCGCTCGGCTTTGGTCATTGTTGCGCCCTGGTCAAGCTGGCTGTGACAGTGAAAACATAGACTTGCGATCAGGTTGTCATCAGCCTTAATCCCTCTGCCCTTACCACCACCCCAATTTGTGTGAGCCGCCACAACAGTCCCGTCATCAGCAAGGCAATGCTGGCAAGGTATCTTTCTTGCGTTCTCCAACAGCTTTTTGCTGCGGATGTAGTTATGCTTCGGGAATTTCAACGCCATTTTGTGCTGCCCATGCTAATAGCCATTCAGTAAACTGGCTTGCCTCGTCTTTTTTGAACTTCCTTGTCTGCAAACCTAACTGGACAATCCCAGTGCCATCCAGACTAGGAACCAGCTTGCCAGTGCTGATCCCCACTTCTTTTGCAAACTGCCAAACAAGAAACCGCTTCCAATCCTCTTGTGACCACTTGGCTCCGAGGTGACTTGCTTGCTTTGCAATTTGACCAATGATTGCGTGATACATCTCTTCCTGGTCGCGGCTCTTAGATTCTTTCTCAACAGTCAGAACTAGCTTATTCCCTGCCAGCAGGTAAGGCTTGGCCTTTGCCCAAATGTCTTTCAGAACAGTGTGACCCTGCTGTGCGTTGTGAAGGGTCACTTTCATGGCAACTCCTCACGGACGCAAACATGGACGCTGGCGATAGTTTCGTATCGCTTGGTAACGTGAAGGCTAACCACCTGAACGTCATCCTTGTAAACAATCCCGTTCATGGCATCCAGATACGCTTTGGCGCAGTTATCTAGATCAGGCTTCTTAGGACGCTCCAAACGATTTAAACAGGCTTCACGGCGTTTTTTACTGTATGACGCTGGTACGGCATGGTTGATGTAAATATAGACCGATACAGGCGTTTCTAGTGGCTCTGATGACCCCATTGCTGAACGTGCTTTGTCGGCAATCTGCTTTTCGTAGTCAACCGTCTTTTTTGGGGTGTAGGTTCTGCCACGGGCAAACTTTGGGCGCTGCTTGCCAACAGGGTCGCCCTCTACGCTGTAAATTACTTGGAACGTCACTCTAGCTTGCCTTCTTTCATTTGTTGCATATACGAACGAATACGGTCAACACAGCCCTTGCCATATCGTCTTTCAAGGTATTCAATTCGCTCGGCGGTAAGGACACTTTTCTTCAGCGTCTCGTAAGTGCGATACAACTCACGAGCCTCGCCAAGTTCAATCATGTACCTATCGCCTTGGTCAGAGATCGTCTTCCTGCTGTAACTCATCTAAGTCCCCTGTCAGTCTCAGTGCCTGGTCAATGATGTGCTTTGGGTACGGTACACCCTCACGCACTTTGTCCAAGATTTGCATGGCTTGTTGGTGGCTCATGTTGTCAACAATCTCCATGCTGTTGCTGCACAGAGTGGGACTTGTCCGTTACCAATGGCTTTAAGTCTGTCCACCCTAGCGGCCACCCCATCAGCCACTCGACCCACGTTGGGTTCAGCTTGCCACCATTCCCGGCTCCCATTTGTCTGGCTTCGTCCACTGTTGTGTTCTTGTTGAGCAAATCCCATGACCCACTGCCGCCACACATCCCCTTTGTCCGAGGTGTGGGCCAATGAACCTGCGTCCCAAGGTTTGGCGATTTCCTGTTGCCTTGGCTTGCTCCGCTGTCCTTCCAATCCCGAGCGTTCGGACTTGCCCACATCCTTTTCCCTACAACCGTCTCCAGATTTGGATTCCTTTTTTCGTTCCAGGCTGATTCTGGAGTTATTGTTGCCGCCATCGCCGAGCAGCTTCTTGGAGTTGGCCAACTTTCCGACAATCCACATTCTGTCCCGTTTGTGGTTGGCTCCAACGTCTGCAGCTCCCATAACCGTCCAGCGACAGTCATACCCCATTTCGGCAAGATCGCCAACGACTCTTGTTCCTCCTCGAGTAGTGAGCATTGGGGAGTTCTCCACAAAGACGTATTGGGGTCGTACTTCGCCAACCACCCTCGCCATGTGTCGCCACATTCCTGATCGCTCTCCATCAAGGCCATCGCCTTTTCCTGCTGCTGAAATGTCTTGGCATGGAAACCCGCCAGATACAACGTCAACAATTCCTCTCCACGGTTTTCCGTCAAAGGTTTGTACGTCATCCCAAATCGGGAAAGGCGGGAGAAGACCGTCATTTTGTCGGGCGCACAGTACGCTTGCTGGATAGGGTTCCCACTCAACGGCGCAGACGGTTCGCCATCCGAGGAGGTGTCCCCCAAGTATTCCTCCACCAGCACCCGCGAATAAAGCCAACTCATTCATCTGCGCCAATTAAACGCTTTTCAAAAAAGCGGCTTGTGACATTTGCTCAAGCTGCTGACCTGTGTAGCCATTGATTTTTTTAGACTTGGCTTTTTTTGCAAGAACAGAGAGATCAGAAGCATTGTGAGCGTATTGCTTTTTTACGTTCTCAAGAGATACACCAAAAAATTTAGCAACTTGGTCAGGCGTGAATTTGATGGATTGTGTGGTCATTGCGTTACTCCATTGCGTTGTTGATAGATGAATTATCAATAGATTTTTTTTGTTTGGTATAGGTGTTTACCCTATGCTTTCCTAAAAACTTGCTTGATCTGCTGTCTTGTAGGCTTCATCGCTGGCCCCTTGCTCGAATAGCAGATTCGCATTGAGTAGCACCCCATTGAGCCATGCTTGTCATGTCCTTGCCAATATCAGCACAAACATTTGCACACGCATCTTTTTCAGCAGCCTCAACTTTTTCAGAAACATTAAAAATCAACATAGCAAGACGCTCGTCCACATCTTTAATTTGCACAACTTCTGCAATGGATTTTTCCAGTAATGGTGTCAATTTTTCCCAATTCATTTCGCAATACTCCTACGCAATGCAGCCATTTTTTCAAGCTGCTCAAGTGATGGTGGAACTGCCTTTGATCGCTCTTGCTCAAGTTTGATAAGCACAGGGTCACGACCAGTGTGTTGGGCAGGGACTGTTGAACGGGCAACGTCAGCAGCTTGTTGGGCAAAGTTTGGTTTAGGCGCAATCCACTCAGCTTTAAGTCCTTGGCTTCCACGGGTACACCACTCAACCAAAAACTTTTCTAAAGGCCAATCCAGTTTGAAGGCTTCTTTCCTTGCGCCTTCAAGAACAGTCTGAGTAACAGCAGCCTTCTTTGACTTCCTGAGTGACAGCCAGTCTTGCCAAACTTGTTCAGAAACATCAAGTGGGCAAGCAACGACAGTTGCGCTCTCTCTCTTTGGTTTATGGTTATTGGTTAGTGGTTCTTGGTTAGGTGGCGCTTCGTCAACGACTGGTACACGGTTCGTGCTTTTATTCTTACGCTTCGCTTCTCTTTCAATAGCGATTCGTTTATTTGTGTCGGCGTTTGCATGGTAGTGAAGCAGCTCTTGAAGAATCCTGTCTTGCACATAACAGCCATCTTTGTCTAACACAAAGAACCTGCTTAGAACAAATTTAACAGCTTCAATTTCAGCTTCAGTTGAAGCCCAAGTCCATTCAATGGCTTGTTCAAGTGTCGGAAATGTCTCACGGTCATAGCACGAATCAATAAGAAGCGTGTACGCTCCGTGCTGAAGCATTGTCAAACGACCAGTTTTTTTGGCATAGTCGCCAAGATTTCTCTTGTAATAGTGCATTGAAGCAACTCCGCAAATCTCCCAGAAAGAAACGCTCGGCAGGTGGGGAGTTCACTTTTCGCTAGGCTCATGACTTCCTAGCTAGCCGGGTTTCAGATAACTATATCACTTTTTCGGCGGTCTGCCAAAGTATTGTTTAGTTCCATCGCCGTTGTCTTTTCGCAACACTGTCCACAGGTGATCTCGCTCAAGTCGAGCCAGCTTACTGTGAGGGCTTGTTGTCGGCAGGTAACTGGCGATCTCCGCTGCTGACGCTCCCTGTGACCTGGTTAACAGGTGTTTCAGACGAGCCATCTGGCCCACGGGTTTCTTGAACATTGTTAGCATTTGACTTTCCTTTAGAAAAGATGGCTTCCCATCGGGTTGAAAAATCCTCTGCGGTGACAGAGAACGGTCTTGGCGAACTCCCTTTACTCATTTTGGTGATCTCTTAAATGTGCGTTGTTTTGGTGTGGCATGACCAACGTGCCAGAAATTACAGTGAGGGCAGCGATATGCCTCCATTGGGCTGTCTCTACGGCGACCGACAATGACCAATGCAAGGTCTTTTGTCGGCAGCTTGTCTTTGCCTTCACATTGTGATTTAGCGTCTGTTTTGTATGTCATGCTTCTCTAGCTTTCAGCATGGCGTTAGCCATTTCGTAGGAAAATCTTGCAATGTCTTCTTGGTCTGGGCTAGTTGTAGGCCAAGCCCCGCCAATCATTCCATTCATCGCCTTGGCTGCAAAGTAGTCGCGCAAGTCCATACCGTGTATTTCTTGGTTGTCTGACCAGCCATTGGTGTAAACAACGTGGTGCGGAAACGCTGGCCCACCTGTGTTTTTAATCATGCTCAAGCCCTCGAATAGACAATTACTTGAACGGGTGTGTTGTAGTTGCTTGGTCTGCCTTTGTTGTAAACAGCAGCCAGCTCAGATTTGGTGAACACACCCTTGGCGATAGACAGATCAAACGCATTGCCACGGCTCTTAGGTGTTCCGTCTTCCCATGTGCTTGGGGTCTCGACTGGAATTTCCTTGCCTGTCACGGTGTAAAAAACCACACTTCTTTTGGTTTTGTCAAAGGCTACATGAGACTGAGCAATCACTCCATCACGCAGCAATTCATCACGAATCATGGTTGTAGATACAGACCAGTTGCCTAGCTTGCTGATCTGGCGGTGCGACTTGCCCTTCATTGTTTCTTCAATGTACCGCTGCTTATCGTGTAATTTGCTCAATGTAGATTCTCCTGTTGAAAAGTTGTTCTAAGCTGGCGACCAGGAGAGCCTTTGTAGCGGCCTCCACATCTTCAGGCTCTGTGTATTGAACCACCAGCGAGGTTGCGTAGTCTAGCAAGGGCTGAATGTTCAAAATTTCATGTTGTTCATGTGTGTTCATGCCGCAAAGATTACACGAAAAAAAAGTGTCGTCTATTAGGGTTTGTACCTATACACAACCGCTTTTTATGGGTTAACAATAGAGGCTCAACAACTTAGGAGTAATGATGGAAATCCAATTCACCAAGCAAGAAGTCGAGAAAATCCTGCTCGATTACGTCAACAAGATGATTGAGGGCTACGGCTTTAACAACGTCACTGGAGGCTCATACCGTGAGCTACCACCCACAGTAAAGTTGAACAAAGTGGAGGAGGCAGAATGAACACAGCTTTCCTCAAGCGAGTCCGCAGGTTGTATTGTGTGGATGGTGTGCCAGCGCACATTCAACGTCATAACTGCCGCCAGTGGGTCAAGTCGATCCGCTTCCTTGGTGACAAGTGGTTGCTTGCAAAACAGATCGAGAGAACACAATGAACGTCTATCAAAAACTCAATGCTGCTCGGGCTAAGTTCCACAGTATCGAACTCAAGAAGTCAGGCCACAACAAGTTTGCTGGTTACAAATACTTTGAACTTGCTGACTTCATTATCCCTGCTTTGGAAATCTTCAAAGAGCATGGTCTGACAGGCATCATCAGCTTTGGCAAGGAAACTGCTGATCTGCGGATCATCAACAACGAAAATCCAGAGGAGGTGATTGTCATTGAGTCACCCATGTCCAGCGCAGCTTTAAAGGGCTGTCACGAGGTGCAAAACCTTGGGGCAGTGCAGACATACCTGCGCCGTTATTTGTGGGTTGCAGCCCTCGAAATCGTTGAGCATGACGCTATTGATTCAGCGCCAGCAAAAGAGAAGGTTATCATCACTCCCTCACAGGGTATTGCAGACTCTATTCCTCAAGAGGAAATGCAGTACCTTCAAGAATTGGCGGTCGAGTTGATCGCTGATGTAGCTGAAGGCAATCCAAAGCAAGCCCTTGAAAGACTTGATTCGGAAAACCTAGAGGCTGACCAAAAGGTTGCATTGTGGTCACTGCTTGACAGCAAGACCCGTTCGGCAATCAAAAAAGCAAAGGAATGAAAATGCAATACGACAACAGCAACCGAGGCGCACTCTTCAAAAATGAAGAAAAGACGCAAGACAACTTTCCAGACTACAAGGGCAGTATCAACGTCAATGGAGTTGACTTGTGGATTTCTGGATGGCTTAAAACAAGCGAGAAGACGGGTAAAAAGTTCATGAGCCTGTCTGTCAAGCCTAAAGACGCAGCCCCCGTTAAAAAGGCTTCTAAGCCTTCCAGCGGGTTTGATGATGTGGACGATTGCCCCTTCTAAGGAGACAACATGAAAAAAGTATTCGCAGCCATCGCACTGGCAACAGCCGCCACAGCAGTTTGGGCATCTTGCACCACCCACACAGTTATGTCTGGCGGTCGCATTGTGACTTGCACAACCTGTTGCAATTTTGGAAACTGTGTAACTAACTGCTTCTGATTTCTGGCTGAAAGCGGATGCTGTGTCCCGCGCCATTGCGGGTATGGCGGCGGCTAATTAAGCCGTTCACAGACGCAGCGAGTAGGCCAATCTTTTAACCTAGAGAATCAGATGGACGATCTAGTAAACCTTCAACAAAATCATGCGTTGGAAAACAAACAAAACAAGCCCTCCTAAGGGCGAAGACAAGCGGGTTCGCTATGTCTTCGCATGGAAGCCTACGGAGGTGGGCAAGTACACTGTCTGGCTAGAGCGATACGCGGTCGAGGAGTCCTTCTTCCAGCCTGCGGGTGGAAACCCTGGTTGGTGGTTCCATACAGGGACTTACACGCTCGATTACTACTGCTGACCGCTAGACAAAACATCTAAGCAACAACAATTTTTTAACCTGGAGAAAACATGACTTTTAATCTTGAACCCAATGAAGCCGCTTTTATCGTCCGAGTTTTGGGACAGCTTCCAACAGAATCAGGCGCATATCCCTTGCACGTTAAACTTGTTCAGCAGTTCAAAGAGCAAGAAAACGAACAAGAGGTGATGGAAGTCGGAGGAACTGACTAATGAAAGAAACCCAATCCTTTGATATGACCCAATTACAGGTCATTCGCTGGTCTGAACCCAGAGGCATCTACAAACACGGAACAGCACTAGGACAAGCCAGCAAGACGCTAGAGGAAGCCTGTGAATTGCTGATTGCTGTTGCAAAAAACAACAGGGCAGAAATACGTGATGCCATTGGTGATGTGATGGTTACGCTGGTTAACGTAGGCGTATTAACCGATAACGATCCTTGTCAGTGCTTTTATGAGGCTTACAAAACCATAGAACCGAGGCAAGGCTACATGAATGAAGATGGCATTTTTGTTAAACAATGATTGATCCAGACGTAATCAGGTGCGACCCTGAATATCCAGATCACTATTGTTGGAATTGCCGCAGATTTATCAAGCACCCTCAACAAGTGCTTAACGAGCGTACATCAGTGGTGACAGTAGAAACAAGCAGGTCAGAAGCCTGTATGTATATGCCAATCACACTGCAAGGACAGCGCGGTAGCGCCTCTCCCGGTCTTCAAGGCCGATCGTTCCACCGTTGATTTTTTTGGTTAGTGCAACAAAATCACCAGACTCAGCCAAGGGGCCGCATTTGTTTGTATGCCAGAACCAGGCTGCTGACAGTGCGGCGTCCTTTGGTTTGAGCAGAAGGTCAGGGTCTGCCACCAAGTCAACACCGATAGCCGAACCACAGCGGGTGTAATTGTCTTTGCCTGTCAGTTGTTTAAGACCACGGCCACGATATTTCCAGCCTTCACCAGACTCAAGTGGCCCATTACCCATGCGGCCAGAGTAAACAGTATTGGCGATAAGTTCAGGCTTGCGATGCAGGGCAAGAGCGAACTTGTTTGGTTGGTTCTTCCCGTCTTTCTTCACTGGCTTTCCATCAGGGCCAAGAATCGCAAACCTCTTAGGCCAAACCACGGACATTGTGGCTGCTGAGTAGTTCAGGTTTTCTTCCAGCATTGTGAACCCACCAGATTCATGGGCGCACTGAGCGATAAACGCAGCCTCTTGATTCTTGGTGTTGATTTGGTAGCGGTCACAAGCTTGCTGGACAAAAGGAAGCCATACTTCAGCCACATTAGCCTTCACGCCAGCAGCGACCAACTTGTCCAGCGTAATCATTTCTTGTCATCCTTTGCTCGACTGCCTTGAGACGAACCATAGAAGAAGCTCAGGAGTGTCGTAATCACACCACCAATAACAACGCCAAGGATAGTGTCAACGAAGCGCAGATTCTTTTCTGGAATGTCGGCAAAGGTAATGAAACCAATATACGCACAAGCCATGACAGCCCAGAAGGCAGCGAACAGATAAACAAAACGTCTCACAAGCCAATCCTCTGATTTCATTGCTGTCATTTGCATATCAGTGGCCCTCTGCCTGGACTTCTCGTCAAGTTCTGCCATGAACTCCTCATGTTTGGCAGCTTCAGCGTTCCACTTCTCGTAGTCCTCTTTGGTCGCTTCACCCTCGGGCTTTAGCTTGATGCCCATTTTCTGTTCAACGTAATCAACGCCCTTGTCCATTACGGCATCAGCGACTTTGTGCATATTGTTCTGGATCAAGCCAGAAACGATTGAGGCAATGACGGGCAGCATTATTCATTCTCCTCTTGGGCTTTTTTCTCAGCATAAGACGATACAGCTTTGCGACCAGAGATGCCGCCAAGAGTACCCACACCCATAAATGCCACGGCTTTAAGGATTTCAAGGAACACAGCGTCAATCGGAGCCAGCACCTCAGACTGTTCCTCAAAGGCAATGGCGTACAAAACACCAAAAGCGATACCTAGAACCAGAAGGGTCACAGACTTGACCACAAAGGCCCAGACTCGGACTTCAATCTCATCAGGGGTCAAGCCCTCATAACTGTGTTTGCGAAACATGATTTTCCTTTCAAAGTCCTATGTAATCAAAGAAGCCTTCAACGATCTTGTCTGCAATCTCTACCGGGAGGTATGGCAGTAAGCTGAACACAAACCACCCACACCAAATATAGCAAGAGAGTGTCATCCACCTCATAAGATTCTTGATGAACTCTTCCCACACATCACTTCCAGCAACTTGGAGAACCTGTCTTGCAGCTATCCATCAGTTCAAAAAACCCCCAAGTGAAGAAAATGCCAAGAACAGCAGCAATTCCGATGGCAATGAAAACTTCTGTTATTTCTTGATTGCGAATCTCACGCTGTCTTTCTCTGGCTTTCTCACGCCTGGCTTCTGCAATATCCTCGGCGTTCATCTCAGCAACGCGCTTTTGGATATTGTTCCAAACGTCCATATTGTTAGACGAGAAGAACAAGCCTTTTAGTTGTTCTTCAAAGTCCTTTTGAGCCTTGATAGCCAGTTCAATCTCAATGGCCTTGCCCATGTTTGAGCCGCCAGCTTTCTTGGCTTCACGGGCTGCTTTAGTGGCGTTGTGTTTGGCATCAAAGTATTTGCCAATTAGAGGGCCAAGGCTTGCCACATCGTCAACAGTGGACGATGCCTTCTTTATCATGTCCACTGCCGCACTGACAGCAGCCATAGCGGTCATTGGATCGATCATACCTCACCCCACTACAACAAGGGCAACCTGAAGAAGCCACCACAAAACAACGATGCCAATGGCTATTTTAACTTTCACACTATTACCTCGACCATAACTTTTACAGTCCAGATAACAATGCCAACTATGAAGACCGCCGCGACCAAAGCCTCGGCGTAGTCTCTCATTTGAGTATCCAGACAGCAGAAAAGATAGTCCCGCCCATAGACAGGAGCATCACCCCTGCTGTCTTCAGCATAATGCCTTCAATACGCTTGAGGCGAGCATTGATTTGCTCATAACGGATGGCACAGACTTCTTCATGTGTTGATAGTCGTGCGTCTGTTGCATCAATGTTCGCCATTTATCACTCCCAGGGTGTGCCGCTTGCCACTTTAGGAGCTTTCTGGTCAGCAATGTTAGCCGCCAGAGCAGCATCCACAGCAGCCACGCCTTCTTCGCCCAAAGAGTCCTTGACCCACTGAACAACAGCGGCTTCTGTCAGTTGAGAATAAGGGACGTAGTTGATACCGTCTTCTTTGGTGAAGCTGGCTGTGCTGTATGTTGAGGCAGTGTGTTCACCGTCAACTTGGCTTGCGTTCCAGTGGACTACACGGACAAATCCTGAGTCAGTGTCACGGTCGAGGTTTGAGATTTTCCAAGTGGTGGTCATGGTGGTTCCTTAGTTAGATTCGAGGGCTGCGACACGGGCAGTCAGCGCTGTAATGATGGCTTGCTGTTCTTGGACGGCTGCGGTCAGGGTAGCCACAAGGAAGCTGGTGTCCACCATCTGCGGCTTGATGGAGCCATCTTTGTTCACTGCATCTTTGTCACCATGAACAGCATCTGGGCAGACTTCTGCCAATTCATGGGCAATAAAGCCTTGACCATCAGAACCATCAGCTTTCCATTTCCATGTAACTGGTTTCAAGGCTTGAACTTTTTCCAATGCGCCTGTCATCGGAACGATTTCATCCTTGAGTCGATAATCCGAACCAGAGCCATAAGTGGTAGTAGTCCCGGATATGGTGATAGAACCTGCCTGAGCACCAGCAGAATTCACAAACTGAATCATTGCTTGGTTGCCAAAGACATCTCTTATGGCAATGCCCCACAGACCGGAAGCTGTCACTGTATTGATCCGTCCGTTATTGAAAGTCGTAGACCCCACCAGCAAGTTACCGCTGGTGTCGATGACTGCGCGAGTAGCTCCACCGGCTGTGGCAATCTGAAAACCGCCACCAGTCACGCCGCCAATGAAGAAATCACTGGATGTGTTTGTGTCGTTGATGCGAATACCGCCAAGCAAAAAGTTGCTCGCACTGTTGCCAACAACATGGATTGGAGAACTTGGCGATGTAGTACCAACCCCAAGCCGCCCACTCGCATCCAGCGTCATTGCCTGAGTGAAGCTAATAGCGTTACCTGCTGTGCCGGAGGGGGCGGTGAACCACTGGTGTTGGCCGTTGAAAGCAGCAACGTACAATCCTGCTGCTGCGGTGCTGATGTACTTCCACCCTGAATTAAATTGTGCGTTTTGCGAAATAATTGAAGAACTGTCTCCGGCACTTACAAAGCCTGCGCGTGTTCCGATCTGAAACGCTTTCCAACTACTATCCCAAGCACTCGGAGTAACTCCCAAGCCGAGGTTGCCGGAGGAGTTGAATGTCATTACATCACCAGTGCCGTGCTGAATAATGCCCAGCCCTGTCCCGTTTGGCGTCAACGTCAAGTAAACGTTTTGGTTTGCACCAGTAGTTCCAACCTCAAGCTGACCATAAGACGATTGAGCAAAGAACTTGGCAATTTTCTGGCTTGCCCCAATAACGTCCAACTTCACTCCCGGCGAACTCGTCCCAATACCCAGACCTGTGGAGGTCAGGCGCATTTGTTCGTTTAGGTTTATATTGAATGAAATCGGGTGATTTGAAACCGAGCCAATCCCGACAACTCCAGATGAAAATTGGTTTGCGCCAAAGATTGCATCAGTTGTACTAACAACACTGCGGAATGAGCCAGCATTTCTAACGCCTCCGGTTGTTGCCAAATCAACACCATCAAACGTCAGCGCACTCCCCGTAGTCAGGACTTTGGAGCCGTTCAGGTAGGCCACACCGTTAGCTGTGCCAGCGTTATGCGTAACAGCACCAGAGGTTGTCAGTGTGGTGAAAGCACCAGTGTTTGCTGTTGTAGCGCCAACAGTACCATTAATGTTGATAGAGGCAGTGCCTGTCAGGTTTGTCACAACACCTGATGAAGGAGTGCCAAGAGCAGGAGTCACCAGCGTTGGGCTGTTTGACAGCACCATGTTGCCAGTACCAGTTACTGCGTTGCTTAGGGTTACGCCACCGTATGTCAAAGCACCAGTGGCCGACAAGGTAGTGAAAGCACCAGCAGCCGCTGTAGTAGTACCCACAGGGCCGTTAAACGAGTCACCAGCAGTGCCAGCTTGGAAGTCCTTGAGTTGGGACATTAACTCACGGATAGCGTTGTTAATGCCGCTTGGAGCGCATCCTTCAGCAATGTTGATGCCGTCAATGTCAGTGTTGTTTCCAGGTGTGCTGGAAAATTCTGAAATCTTTGTCTTTGCCATGATTTACTCCGTTAATTTATGGGCGATAGGTCAGCGACTCATTGACCAGCTTTTGCAACGCTTTTTGTCTTGCCGATTCTTCTGCGTACCTTGTTGCAGAACCAACACCGGGAATACGAGAAAGAGGAGACTTGTTGACGTTCTCAAGAGCGCGAATCAATGCGCTGGATGTGTTTGAATAATTGGCAGTGCCGGGAACAGAACTGTAAACATCAAGCATCACATCGCGCAAATTTCTGATTTCTTCAGCGCCTTTCTTGCCAAAGATGTAATCCAATTTCCCATCAGCATCCAAGTCTCTGACGATTGTGTTCATTCGTGCAGCAGAAGGAATTGGCGCACCATTCGCATCACGCTGAGTGCTTCTTGTCACTTGGTCACGAATGTAATCAAGCGTTTGGCCCTGCAACTCTCTCCATGCCTGTTGACCTTGTGTGCCGCCCTTTTTGAGCAGTACAGCAATGTTGCGAGTGTCATCAAAGCTACCCTTAAGGACAGCAAACTCAAACACATCCTCAAGAGCAACAGCACGATCTGTAGTTCCAGGCTTTTTACTAAGCAACCTATCTACAGCGGCTGCATCCTCAAATTGACGAGCGTACTGAACACGCATTTGACGAGCTTGACGATACAAGTCGCCGCCAGCACCTTCTGTGCTTTGGTTTATCAAAGCCTTCAAGTCTTTACCTTGCACCTCGTTAGGCGTGTTTGGTTGAGCGTTCCTGTTGATAAACTGGTACACATCCTCAAGCGCATCAATTGTCACCATGCCAGTGTTGCTAGGATCATTCTTCTTAAGCTGATCTTCAACAGCACCAAGAATTGGAGCCAACTTTTCTTTTACAGTTGGCCCTTGCTCGTTAATGTAAGCAATCAGGTTGTCATAAGGAACCATTGCTTTTGTTTCGCCAGATTGTCTTGCCAACTCATAAGCATCGTTGACCTTCTTTTTGGCCTCTTTTGCTTGTTTGACAAGCGCGGCGTCAACAATTTTGCCAACAGGACGCAGCAAACCAGACATTTCAGCGCCAGTTGCAGTCGTGTATGCGTCAAAGTTTCTCAGAATGTTCTGGTTAGTTTCGATCTGGCGTTTCAGCAGTGGAGAGCCAACAGTCTCTGGGTATGTCTTTGCTGTTTCAATTTCAAACTGTTGTGCGCCTGGCTGACGAGTTGCTTGACCCTTTGTCAACTCCACAGGAACTCGCAACTCTTGGCCGCGAATCTGTCTTTGAATGGCTTTGCCAGTTTCAGCAGAACCCATGCCAATCATTGGTTGCACTGGCTCTTGCGAACGGATGACGTTCAAAACCTCGTTAAGAGTTGTTGGCGCTCTAGCAGCTTGTGTAGAAACAGCCTGTCCAGCCTGTCGTGTGGTTCCAGTAGCCAATGGCTGAAAAGACACAGCACCCGGCATAAAAGGAGGAATCTTTGTTGCTTCAGCACCACGACCAACAGCCTCCAAAACATTCTGTGCTGTTTGAGTGCGAGGCTGATATTGGATGTTCGAGGCGACTTGTCTTTGGAACTCAGGGCTAACAGCGCCAGCCAAATATGTCAGAGGGCCAGTTGCGATGTTTGCCGCAAGTGCGAAAGGCGTTTCAACTAGACCACGAACTCTGTCAGCCACAGTTTGCTCAGGTTCAACCGTAGGCGCTGTTACAGCACCAGGCTCAACAGGGATTTGCCCAGCACTGCCAGCGGAAAGCATCCGCAAGGCGGCATCAGACATAGATGCGAAATCGTTATTCGCAAGCGCCCTTAAGTCTTTATCTGACAGTTTGCTCAAGTCCATTAACGACCTCCCCTTTGACGGCGTGCAAGCTCGGCAGCGGCTTGGGCTGCCAAATCACCAGCAGCAGGAGGCGCTGGAACTTGCCCTTGGTCAATAAACTTACCGCCAGGGCCAGCAGAAATCCTCATACCTTTAATCGCTGCTTCTCGTGCCAATTGCTTTTGACGCACAACTTCTGGTGGCTCACCAGGAGCAGGGAAGTAAGTTTTCTCAGCCGTTGCGTATTCAGTTGCAGCGATAGACGCGCCAGATTCCTTGCGCAAAAGTGCTGTAATGAAGTTTGTGCGAGCCTGAATGACTTTTTGTTGCTCTGGACTCAATCCACCCAAAATGCTTGGCAATACGTTGAAGACGTTATCAGAGCCACGACCAAGAGACTCGCCAATCAAAGGAACAGCACTAAGTGTTCCAGTAACGCCAGCGCGAATCTTGCCAGTATCTTTCAAACCAGCATCCTCTAATGGCTTAAGAATCTGATCGGCTTGCACCATCCTCAAACCATAAGTTACGGCATTGCCTTGGCCCTCCGTCAGTGCGCCAGAACCTTTGCCCATAACTGGTTTGCCGTTCTGCATCAATGGCGACAAAGCGCCAGTGCGAGGGTTCAACAGTTGAACACCATTCTCTGTCTCAACAGTTTGCAATGAAACTGGCCCTTCAGGTGCGCGGCCTTTTGGCAACCGCAAAACCTCTTTGCCATCTTGAATCCCAATAACCACGTTGCCCAAATCTTGGAACTGAATCGGCTGACGTTTTTGAGCGCCGACAGCAACTTGCCTTGTTTCGCCAGTAAACGGATCACGCTCAAACTGTGTAGCGCCTTCAGCAAGTGAGAAGGTTTCAGGGCGCATTGCCTTTTGCGCTGCAACCAAGTCAGTCAAGGTTTTACGGCCTTGTGGGCTTGCCATCAAAGCAGGAGCCAGAGACTGAAGATCAAGGCCAGCAGCACGAGCCTGAACAGGAGCCGTAGCACCAGGCATCATGTTGCCCTCATCGTCCATGATCGGCATCTGAGTTGCTTCACCATAGAACTGAGCAGGAGCAGCGGCCTGAGCAGGTTGGAACGATGCAGCCACAGCACGGTCAATCAGTTGCTGACGGGCCAAGGCATCTTCTTCCAGCTTACGTTTACGCAATGCGTCTTTCAGTTGTACGCCTTGGAACTGCTCTTGCAGTTGGTTTTGCATGGCGTTTTTGTACGCTTGGCTACCTTGCTGTAGGCCACGCACGATTGACAGCCCTGTAGGGCCACCAGACAGCAAAGAACCAGCCAAGGAATACAAAGCCTGAGCCTGAGCATCATCACGGCTACGCTGGATGGCCTCTGGACTCATTCCCAAGAGACCAAGCGTATCAGTTCCGCTTGTGCCAAAAATGTCGAGTAGTCCGTTCATAGTCAGTCCTTAACCGAATTCCGACATACCAGAAAAATCGTATGGCGTATTAGTCATTCCAAAGCCACTAGAAGGCTGCGAGCGAAATCCAGTTAGGAAGTTGCGACCAGCGTTCCACAAGTTTCCTACGCCTTGAGCGCCACCAAGGTTTCGATACAAACCGCCAATCGTTGCAGCAGTTCCCAAGAGGTTTTGAAGACCTGATGTGTCTTGGTAGCCAGCAGTTGTCTGTTGGCCTTGACGGGTCAATGGGTTGCCATAGACGCTTGACAAGAAGGTAGCCAGATTCTGCTGCGGAGCGTTCTGTTGGAAGTTGAAACGAGCAATGTCAGACTGAAGCTGTTGGCCTGTGTATCCCTCACGCAGTTGACCAGCGTTCAGCAGGTTCTGAATGTCTTGATAGTCAGCTTGCGACAAACCGGGAGCCATTTGAGCCGCTGTAAGCTGACGAGCCACATCAGAAGCAAAGGTTTGACCAACACCACCAGTTGCAGCCAGTTGAGTCGCCAAGGCTTGCTGGTAGTTTTGACCCAAGCCAGTTGCGCCAGCCATTTGGTTAGCAATGTTCTGTTGAGCCAAAGCACCCAAGCGACCCTGTGCGGCTTCTTGCATACCACGCTCGGCTGCATAGTTTTGGAAAGCCAGTTGACCAGCAGTGTTAGCCAGTTGCTGTGCCAGTTGGTTGGAGGCTTGGCCTTGCAGGTTTTGCATCGCACCCGAACCAAATCGACCAGCACGAGAGGCTGCGCTAGAAACGTCACCAATGGCTCTTTGGAACTGCTGTGTAGCCGCCTGAGCAGCTGGGGCAAAAGCACCTTGAAAGAATGGGTTGCCACTCAGAAACTGACCACTTGCAGTCGCTTGTGTGCCAGCCATCGCTGGATTCACACTGCCACCCATCAAACCTGTAAAGAACTGGTTTGTAGGGCTTGAGGCTGCTTGACCATAGATGTTCTGATACATCTGAGCCGCAGGGCTTTGTTGGCCTTGAATAGCACCACCGACAGCACTTTGAGCAGCACGAAGCAGAGGATTGCCCTGCATGGCACGTTGTTCTAGGGCTTGCAGACCTGTTTGAGTAGTTTCAGAGGGGCGAACAAATGTGTCGCCAGTGAAGAACTGAGGGCCACCAGCCTGGTAAAGACGTTGCGCCTCACCTAGTCCAAAGGACAAGAATGGCTGAATGGTTGGATCAACTTGTGTGGTTTGCGTAACCGCCATGATTAACTCCTAAAAGTTGTGGATTCCATAGCGGGTGATCCGATGGAACCATTATAGACATTTTTAGCCAATAACAACATAGGCATACGTCTTGTTTGCTGTTGAATTTGCGAAATGGGTCAGGGTTGCTTCACCCTTAGTCTGTGCGCTGACATACACATGGGTATCAGCAGCAGGGGCAACGTACTGAGCTGTAAGAATCACGGCAGGAATTGCTGGCCTTGGAATACCTGTGTCGGCAGCGAAATGCTCCAAACTCACCCCAACATTAGAAACAGCGCCAGCGATCTCAACGTAATCATTAGCCGCCAAGTCCAAAAAGATGTTCATTGAGCCAATCAGGTGGCTTGGGTCTCCAGTGCTTTTCCTTGCTGGCAAACCAAAACGACTTCCAGAGCGAACCACATCAGTGCCATTTATACGAAACCAAACATCAGCATACTGCCCATCGTTTGTGTTGTTTTGCAGTTGCAACGAATACTGGAAGTTGTAAATTCCAGCGTTTCTTACATTGATCCGTGTGGTGTTTGACAGGTAAACACCATTGCTTTCTTCTGTTGTGTCAAAAAGAACAACCGCTGTTGTCCCTGCACTTGGAGCAAGTTGGTCAGTGTTGTTTGAAAATGCCCCATAGGGCGCAGAATCAGCAAACGCCGCAGCACTGTAAGGCACAAGAATAATCTTACTGTCTCCACCAATACGGCTGTCATAAATGGTTGTCGTTGTGGCATTACCTGTCGCCAGAGTGACAGTTCCAGTGTTGTTGGTCTTGCCGTTCATTATCCCGTTAACAACTTCAGCAATGGCCCGAGGGTCACTGCCAAAAGTCGGGAGTGTTCTAAACTGGACAGTCATCAGCGACCACCTTGTCCAGAAACATCAACGTCCAGAGCCAAAGCAGTTTTCCAGTTGGCTCCAGTAGGCGTGATCTTGAAACGATGGTAATTTCCATTCGATCTCAAAGACACCCTGTTTTCACTGTCAGCAGCCACGGGCGCACTGAATGACAAGTCTTGGTTTAGCAATACCCGAGAGGCAACAGAAACATTGGCAGAACCATTGTCAATCTGAGGGCGAGCAAGCGTAACCACAGAACGAGCGCCAGGCGCAAAGTCACCAGTAACAATCTCACCCACAGCAGGAGCGCCGTTGTAAGTCACCACATAAGCGCCAGAAGTACCGCCAAGGAAGTATTTGCCGCCCATGTAGAGAATCGAGTCAAGACTGACTGTCAGCGCATCAATGCTGGTTGAGATTGAATCCAAGCCCTCAAGCGTTGTGGCAGCGGTAGAGGCATCAGAGATGTAATCTGTGCCAGCATCACCGTAAGTCCACTTCTGTGTCTTGAAGTTGTAGATGATTAGCTGGCGCTGTGCAAACAGGTTCTTGAAGTTCCAGATAACCAGCTTACGGACAGGATCAACCGCCGCGCTCATGGTGTTAAAGGCGCTTTCGTCTGCGTTGGCAAAGAACCAGCGATCTACCTTCTCTGCGCCAATCGCAATGACGTTTTGCCCATCGCAAGAGTAAAAGCCATCATCAGACAGGAAGAAACTCATACCCTGAGTCTGAGCGATAGAACCCGCTGCAATACAACCCTTGCCACGAGAGATGTTGTCAAACTGGAAGATAAAAGGCGTTCCGATGTAAGTCATTCGGTGGATGCCTTTTTCAAGGAACACCAAACCAAACTCACCACCACGGATGCCAACAATCTGACCACCATCGGGAATGTCTTGGAAGTCAGCCTGAGTTACTTGGCTAGAACCCCATGTAGTCTCATCGTTGATTCCAGACCAGCGAACCCGTGAAGGATATGTGGCGCTGCTTTCGGTAGTAAATGCTGTGACCACGAAGTCACGAACAACCGTCAGAAACTTGCAGATAGGAGCGCCAGCAGCAAGGTCAGCAAAAGCCGTAGAAGTCCCCAATGTGTATGCTTGCACCGGGTCACTGAAGTTTGTGCCAATGATGACGTTGCCAAACTGAGTAAACCTGAAGCGGTCAGCATCGGCGTTAGGCGTATATCCACCAGACTTAGATACGTTAGTCAACGCACCAACACCAGACACATCAAAAATCTTGGTAGAGCCAGCAGCGAACAGCTTTGTCGCATTAACTGGTGTTTTCCCTGCAACAAGTGTTGTAAGGTTTTGGTCAGCAGCCACAGAGAAGTTAGCAGCAGTCGGCAAAGGGCCATAACCAACAGCCTGAGAAACCACGTTCTTGGCATCCATCAGCGCACCCGTCAAACCAGCCTGATCGGGCATCCATTCGCCAAAGTTTATGCGTTGAGTTGCCATGAGTTATTTCCCGTTGATTGCGTTGTCCATGTGTTCTGTGTAAATGTCTCATCAGTCCAAGTGTTAGACGATGGGCTTATCACAGTCCATGTGTTACTGTTTTCCGAGTCTTCAGTCCAAGTGTTATCGCCAAACACCTCGTCTTGCCAACTTCTTCCGTTTGAACCAGCGCACGAAATCAGAGCAGAGCCAAATACCGCAGCATCACCAGCATAAATCGCACTTGCAGAAGCCGCGAAATCAGCCGTTGCAACCACACTGGCAGCACCATCAGCAATGACACCACCCAATACGGAGAAGGTTGCTTCTGCTGTAATCTGAGCGTCAGCCTGTCTTACACGAATGGCATCAGCAGAGACAGTTGCATCAGCAGTGATTGAGGCCACGCCATTCGCAACAATTCCACCAAGGCAGTGAACATCAGCACTGGCTGAGATTGAGGCATCAGCAAACTGAACCCGAGTGCCAGCACAAGACACATTCGCATTTGCCGAAACGTCAGCAGAGGCGTTCTGGACACGAATACCAACACAAGAAACATCAGCCGATGCGCTTATCTGTCCAGAGGCGTTCTGAACCCTGATTGCGTCACAAGATGCAGACGCACTCGCGGTAATTGAGGCACTGGCGAACTGGACTCTTACAGCAACAGCGTCAAACGTGCCAGAGGCCGACACCTGAGCATCAGCCAACCGAACACGAACAGCAGCAGCGTCAAAAGATGCAGAGGCGTTTACTGAGCCGTAAGCATCCCAGAGAGTTACAGAAGTTTCATATAACTCGCTGTCCAGCGTGAGCGTAAGATCATCAATGCTCGACTTTAACTGGTCGAGCGAGTCTATCGTCCACGGTGGCAGCAGGTCAGCCATTACGCCAGAGTAACGCTAAGAGAGCCGATAGCCACACGGAAAACGTCACCAGTGGCAATCGTTTTAGATGCGTCTAGTGGTGTGTGAAACAGCATATTTCCAGTTGTCAGAGCGTCACGGATAGCAACGTGCGTCACAGTACCCCAAGAGCCAGTGGCTTGTGGAAACTCAATCGCTGCTGTGTTTGTGCTGACACCGTTAGATGGCGCACCGAAGGTGATTGCTTGACGGGCGTAAGCATTACCAGTGACTTCAGTGCCAGAGTCGGCATCAGTTGGGTCAGAGGTGTACAAAGCAAGATACACGGTCGCTGGACTTGTGTAACTTGTATTGCGGAGAACAGCGTTAATCAGTGCGTTCTCAAGATAATTCGACATTTCAGCCATGATTCACCTCACAAGGTTGTTTTGATTGACAGGGGGACACCTGAATACTGACCTTGCTGGTCAGAACGAGTAATGGATGACATTGCACGATCAAACATAGTTCCCCATGTGTTGATTCGAGCATCGTTCATTAGGTAAGGCTCGGCCTCAAGCAAAGCCCCATACAGCAAGGCATCAGGAGTGTTTGCCAAAAATACGTTGCTTGTATTTGAATCACTCAAGAAGGCAGGAGCAGCAAAGTAGAAAAGCTGAACCGTGTAAACAGAATCAGGAATCGGCGACAGTTGGAAGTCGTTTGCCAGCACCGTATAACTGTTAGGCTTGCCGCTTTCCCATGTGCGGGTATTGCGATTGAAGGCCGATGGGCTGAAGTAACTCAGGGGCTGAATCGGGTTTCCAACCACAACAAAGTCACGCACTTCAAGGAAATCGCTAGGCAACTCCACGGTACTGTCAGCAGCAACTGTCGCAGTGGTGACAGATTTGAGCATTTGACGGATACGCAAATCACGGCGCAAACGAGTTTCTGCCAAACGAATAAAGTCTGGAATCTGCGCTGTCAGGTCAGAGCGAGCAAGATAACCAGCGATGGTCGTCTTTAGATCAGAGTAACTTGTGAAACTCATTTAGATTACTCCTGGTCGTGTGCGCCATGCTCGATTGTCTGGATTGTTGAGCCACATCGCAAACCGAGCGTTATCAATGATGTGAAAGCCGCGCAGAATTCCTTGCTTGTTCAGATCATCAATCACAGTTAATGGAACAGAGCCAATTTTGTTGCCATACAGCTCATCAGACCACTTGGCACGCTCGTCATAACTGTTGAATTCTTGCTTGTTTCTTTCAACAATAGCCGATACATCTTGAACAGTTTGAATGACCAAACCGCCCTCTCCATCAGCGTGAGCAACAGATTTGCGAAATGTAGGGTTTTCCATAATTCCGATTCTATCATTGGCATAGTAAATAAAAAAGCCCCCCAAGGTTTCCCAAGGGAGGCTTAAATCTAACTTACGCTAGATCAGCTCAAATCTGCAATGATGCCGTGAGCAGCTTCATTCTTGACTTCCAGAGTCAATTCAGCCAGCAACTGAGTCTTCTCGGCGTCACCAGTCTTAGCCAATTCAATGGTCTCGAAAGGACGCAGGTAAGCCACAGCAGCCATGTCAGGATCGACCACAAAAGCAGTCTCGTTACCGCTGTTAGTGCTGTTCATAAAAATATTCGGAACAATTGAGATTACTCCGAAGTCACTCATGTAGAGGTCAGCCGCGCCCACAATAGTAGTAGGTTCGTTTGCAGGAGCCATGTAACGCTGTGCAGCGATACCAGCAAATGCCGACACGGTTTGCTTGTGAGCAGGGTTGACCATCAGCACTTTTGGCGAGCCACCAGCGGTGTAAACCTCAGCAACCACAGTTTTCAGGATTGCTTCAGTGAAGGTGCGGTTTGTGCCGTTGGTACGGGCAGTAGTACCGCCAGAACCAGCAACGCCATCAGTACCAAAGTCGCCGTTGGTGGACAACCAGGTTTGCAGACCGCCCATAGTGCGAGCAGTGCTAGAGTTGCCAACAGCAGCCACTTGGTTAGACAGCAAAGTCAGTTCGATGTTGCGCTTCAGTTCAGCCGAAACTTTAGCCATCTGGTAAGCCTTTTCAGACTTACGGCCAGCCTTGTCAACAGCTTCCAAAGTGCCAGCCACAGCCACAGACTTGGTGAAAATCTGAGTGCGGTTACCGATACGCGATGTTGGCGAGGCAGTGATGCTAGAGGCATCAGCACCTTCAACAGCGCCACCCAGAGCTGGAGCAGCCAGAGCGTCAGTTTGCCACTCGTGATAAGTAGCAGTGGCCTTTGTCTTGCCGATAGACGACATGAAAGGTGTGGAAGTTGGGCTGATGTTATAGATAACATCGGTGAGGTCTTCACGCTGGCCGATGGCCGTATAGGTTTGATAGGTAGGCATTTCAAAACTCCAAAAATTTAAAGGAACCGTTCAAATGCAGCAGCAGCATCACGGACTTTGCCGGATTGACGCAGCCTTTGCATCACTTGTTTTTCTTGCGTTGACTTAGTGTCTGGCGTTGAAGTTCCGGGTTTGAGCATCTTTGGGGCTTGCTGGACTTTCTTCAAAGTCTCCGGCTTACCCTTTTGAAGTTGCTCAAACTTCATCGCTTTATACAAAGTCAGCACAGCACGATGGTCATACACTGAGGCGAGTTCTTGATCTGACCAGCCAACAGATTTTGCGTATTCACGGATTTCTTTCCGAATCGCATCACCTTTTGGCGTAGCCAGTTCTGGGATAACAGACG